CTTGATCTACTGCTGGTATTTCATTAATAATTTTTTGCTGTAATTCCTTTTCAGCAATTAATTCATCTTTAGTCATTTCTCGTTCAATAACTTCGTTTGTGGTGCAGTTAATTTCTATTTTTTTAGTTGCCATTATGCAATACCCCATAACTGTAATGTACCTGTAATTGACTGGCTAGCTGATCTTGTAAAATCTACTCTTGTTATTGCAGTGCCAGTTGATATGTAATTTCCTTGCGCATAGCCATTATGATAAATGTTGTCCGCTGCTGAATATCCACCCATTGTATAGGCAAATGTTCTTTTTAATGTGGTTGAAGCATAATTATATATATCAAAATAACCATTAGTGCCGCCATTGTTTGCAGATGTATTAGTTGTAGGAATCGGAGCAAAATACTTACTTGCACCAATACTTGTGTTGGCATCTGCGCCAAGTCCTACACATGTGCTATTTGATCTTATTGAACTTGTCACATAAGAATAATTACTGCCTGTATCATTGTTAAAAGTAGCAGTCCAAAAAGTATCATTTGCACTATTAAATGAATCTATAAACAAAAGTCTCAAATGCTTGTAGGTTGTTGGAATTGAAGTCAGTGATATTGAAGTCGCTGCGGTTAATGTAGTTGTACTGATTAAAGTTTGACCACCACCAGAAGCGGCAGCACCAGCACCTTTAATAAAAATAGCGGCTGATGTGCTTGTAAAGTCTAATGTACCGCTTTCATATTGTGCTAATGCTAAAGAAGCAGATGAGTTAACTGTTGCTGTACCAGCAGTTATTGTGCAAACACCAGCACCTAGATTTGTTATTTGAACTGTGTCGCCTGCTGCAAATAACCCAGTATTAACTGTGATGGTTGTAGCACTTGCATTAGACATAGATACGGCTGTACCAGCATCGGCGGCCACTAACGTATAACTTGCAACCTTAGCAGATGCAGCCCCACCTAACATGGCGGTTTGTTGAAGCGAAGTCATTTGAGCAGCTGTTAATACCTGCCCAGTAGTAAAGGTTTGTTTAGCCATTTTTCTCCCTAGTAACTGAGCACATTATAGTCTAAAGTGCCATATATATTGTTGTCCAAAATTATCGAGTCGATAACCGGTTCAAGCGTTGTAAACGTGGTTTTCCAACTATTCGGGGTAATATTGAACGCTACTCCGAAAATCTGTAGGGTTTTATTTAAGGTAGATCCACCTGGCTGGGTAGTAATAACTGTTATCGGATCAAAGAAGTCTAAACTTAAAGATGCAATTATGCCGGTGTTGTAATCTGGTGTGTATAGATCAAGTTCTATTGCATCGCATCGAATAGAAGTTTCAGCTCTAGAAGCGGTGTAAGCTTCGGCATAATCTAGGGCTACAGCATCGGTTTGCATTAGTAGGCCATCTAAAAAGTAAGAATGCAAAAAGTATTTATCTATTGAAGCCTGATTAGTCGCTACCTGAGCAGTACCGCCTGATCTAGTTACTGTTGACTTATTGAATATAAGAGTATCGTCTAACTTCCATACAGCATTGGCATATAAGATTCCAGTACCATCATCAGCAAATAATGTAGGTGTGCCGCCTATAGATCCTGCGGTTACTGATCTGTCTTGGAAAACAAAACTGCCGCTCGCATCTACATAAACAGAGCCATATTCACTAAGGGCTACAGTTTGCATAGCAGCTAAAGAAGTTCTATTAGTGCCTGGATCTGCTTGCATTGTAGTTAAACCTGCATCTATATCACGCATTGTTGATGGCCATGAGATTTGATCTAAAATCTGGTTAACTCTAGTGCCTGATAAATCGCCAGCAGTAGCACCAGTAACAGTAGAAATCTGGGCATTCTGGGCTAGGCGGTAGGCATCTACAGCTGTAATGGTTGTATAGGCAACCTCTGTTGCATCTTTAGGCTGACTGTTTACATAAGAAGTAATAAAGCCTGAAAATATTGGGTAAGTTACTCCTGAGTAGGTTGCGGTTATTTGCACCTTCTTCATGGGTGTTAATAATTCATAGTAAGGACTAGCAGGATTTTGTGGGTTAAAATCACCATTTTGATCTACTATGCGTAAAGTTAATTGGCCAGTCTGAAACTCATCAGATAATGCATTACGGCCTCTTCTAGTTTGTACTAGGTTTACTAAATCTGATACATCAACAATTACAGCTGTGGCATCAGCTAATACATTAGTGTCTAATATTCCTTGATCTAATATTAATGCTTGTGCAAATGCAGGCCCGGTAGAAAAGTTAATAACTGCATTAATTATAGGTAGGGTCACCCTATGCCACCGTTAACAGTCTGAGTTAATCCATTCTTCTGATTCATTAAGAATGAGTTATAAATTAACTGTCCAAACTCTCCAGCGTTAGGTGCTAACTCTAAGGTTACATTTACTGCTGGAGTGCTACCTGCTGCTGGACCAGTGCCGCCTGCACCTTGTGTAATAGGTGTGGTTGGAACGTTGGTCATGCCAGCTCCATAGTTAGTTGGACCGTAAGCTCTAACTGGATCATAAATTGCTAGCCTTGCAATAGTTGCTCTAAATGCCGCTTCTAAAGATGCAGCACTTTGTGCCATTGATTCGGCTAGTTTCTTAGTAGCTTCTGCCGCATTTAATTCAGCCAGGTACTTCTTAGCCAAAGCCTCGTTATTGTCTAATATGGCTAATTGTGCTTTAACACGTAACTTAGTTTCTTCATCGGTTGCCGCATTCAGGGCAGCTGTTAGGCCAATACGCTCTAGATCAAACTTGTCTTTAAGTTTATCTACTTCTGATTTTGCCTTCATTTTATTAAGTTCTTCTTGAGCTAATTTATTTCGTTCTTTTAGTATCTTGTTGGCTCGCTCAATATCTTTAGTAGCACTTGGGCCTAGTTCATAAGTAAAATTAGATTTTGGCTTATTTCTTTCGCTTGCGCCATACTTTGCTAATAATCCAGCAGCAGGAAATGCGAACCCTAATAAAGTGCTTGTCTCAACTTTATCTAATCCTGTGAACTTATCTAATTTTTTTATAAGTGAAGCCATGCCATAACTAGCATCCGCAATAGCTAATGCAAAGGCATCCATATCATCAATAGCACCTTGTATTGAATCATCTTTAGATAATAAAAATAAAGCATCAAGCAAACCTTTACCAATAGTTTCTTTAGCGTTTGCCGCTGCGGCTTCAAGCAAGTCCATTTTGCCTGCGTAAGTATCTAATCTAGCTGCTGATTGGCCCGAAAACTTTTGATTGAGTTCTGCCATGATTAATTCCATATTGCCAGTTTTTAGTGTGGCTTTACTTAATCCAGTTCCTAGTCTGCCTAATGCTGTAGTTTGTCCAGCATATGCTTTGGCAAGAATAGTGCTAATAGATTCAACAGATCCATAACCTGCTGCACTTAAATCTAATGCAGTAGTTAATGCATTTTGGCTTTGAGTAATTGATCCAGTAACGGTTAATAATCTTTGTAGTGCTGGCCTTAATTCATCATCTAATACGCCAGTAGTCTTTTGCAAGTTTGCTATGTAGTATTCAACAGATGGTGCAGCGAATGCATAGCCGGTATTTTTAAGCTGTAACTCTAGTGACTTAGCAGCCTTTTCGTCAGCCATAAACGCTTGCACAGCGTTCTTACCAAACTGTAATAATTTCTGAGCCCCAAATACTCCAAGGAAAGTTTTGCCTAATGTTTTGACTGTTTTGTCAAATGCACTAATTTCTTTCTGGCCTTTTTTTAGTCCTCTGTTATCAAAGGTGCTGACTGCGCTGACAATTAAATTAGGCACTATGCGGCCTTTCTTAATTCTGTATCTTTTTTGAACTTGATTGCTACTGTATTAATTGCATTAACCACGGCTGGAGTAACTTTATTTTTAGTCTCATCCCAGGCACGGAAAATAACACGGCCTCGTTGTTTGCCTTGGCCCTTCATACTACTTAACATTTCAGCAGCTGAATTAAACTGCTCTGGTGCATTCGGGTTTAGTGATTTATTGTATCTAGGTTTATTTAACCGGCCAGCAGTTTCAAAAATTGCGCCTGACCTAGAATTATTGTAAACATAAAATGCAGCTCTATAGCCGCTGTTATTGCGCTTGTTTTGACCTGCTGAATAAGCCACACCATCACGCGCCAAAGCGTAATCGTATGGTGGAAAAAGTCTTTTAGGATCTTTGATAGTGTCTATTGATGCAGTGCCTTTACCCCAGCCACTTAACACTTCGTTTTGTGCAGGTAAATAACCACGTGCTCGATCTCGCACAATTAACATAGCTTGCCTGACGTTTTTAGACATCTCTTTGTTAAGATTTTTATCTACGTCTTTCATGGCTTTTTGGAGTTGTTTAACGCCTGTTACGTTTACTGGCATTTTTAATCTCCTTAGCTCGATCTGATAACACCTGGACTATTGCCCTCAGCATTTCAGAATCCATATCTATAAAAGCCTGTGGCGCAATTCCTGTCTCTACCGAAAGACTGGCTATCGTGTAGGTTATTGAATCACGCTGTGTTATTTTTTTTCGTCATCCATTACTTCTACGGTATCTAGAGAATCAATAAACTCTAGTCCGAAGACTGGCACGACCACATTAGCCCTACGTAAACATTCGTGAGCAAGGAAATAGATTTCCGTTTGCCGTTCATGATCACGTAGGACCTTTGAGATTCCTGCGCCGTACTTCTGTTCGAAAGCGTACTCGACACCCGGAGTAATCTTATGTTCAGATACTTCTCCGTTAGCCCTTGTTATCTTTAGCTTTGCCATTAGTTCTCCTTATGCTACTGCTACAGTGATTACGCTGTTGCAGGTAAATGTAATGCTTTGTGATGAAATATCGCCAACAGCACCATTTACGTTCTGTAGGTTATTAACCAATACAGTAGTCGAATATGATGGGTTTGTCGCTGACACAGCACCAGTGGTTTGCTTGATTACCAGAGGTACAGTTGTACCGTAGGCAGCACGCAAGGTTGGAATTACTGTAGCTGCAGCGTTATCATTTAAGAAGTCTAGAGTAATAGTGCTTGCCTCTAGTCCCTTAGCAAACTTATGAGCAGTGTCGCCCATAGCAGTTACTTCTAGCTCATCAAATGATTGGTTGATGGTAACAGATGTAACATACGCTGAAAGATCAACGCTGTTAAATGTTACGGATGCGGTGTTATTTAAGAAAATTGCCATTGTTACTCCTTGTCTTTCTCTTTAGTAGTTGCAGGTTTTGGTGCTTCTTCGATCTGACCTATCTTCTTTAAGAAGGCTAAATCTTCAGGTGTTAGGCTCATTTTAACTCCAGCTCGTTAGTATTG